GAAACTGATTGGTTACCTTTTACATTTACCATGAATTGGAAAATAACAGAAGAAAACTATGAAGTTAAATTTGAAGAAGGGGAACCAATTTGTACATTCTTTCCTATAGAAAGAGGATATTTAGAACAATGGAAAGCAGAATCACGATCCATAAAGGATAATGAAGAACTACATTCACAGTATGGTCAATGGGCAAATTCAAGACAGCAGTATAATGCTAATTTAAAGACAAATGGAAATAAAGGACAAAGAGATTATCTTCGTGGACAGTATAAAAATGGTACTAAATTTGAAAGACATCAAAATATTATAAAGGCAAGTGAGTTTGAATATATTAATTCATCTCCGATAGAATATGAACCATGTTATGATAATTGTTGCTTGGATCCAAACAAATGAAATTCTACACAAATGTATACTATGATTATTCCAGCATTCTTTATGCTGAAATTGATGATCATGGCAATAAAAAATATCTAGAGAGTCCATTCGTTCAGACAGTATTTTTACCTTCCAAATCAAAAACAGATCAAATTTCAATTTCTGGAGAATATCTCTCGGAATTAAAATTTGATTCATTTGATTCATATAAAGAATTTATCAAAAATTATTCTGAAGTTAAAAATTTTGATATCTATGGAGATATACAAGCAGAGTATCATTTTATACATGAAACATATGGGAGTGATATGCTTTATGATTTTTCAAAGATTGATATAATGTACATAGACATTGAAACAACTTCTGAAAAAGGATGGCCTGTAATTGAAAATCCAGAAGAGAGTATCAATGTAATTTCTATTTCATCCACAAAAACTGGTAAAGCAACTTTTTGTCTTGGTAGATTTAAAACTACACAAGATGTTCGTGTTTTTGAATTTGAAGATGAGAGTGATATGCTGCAAACATTTATTGACTATTTTGCAGCAAATTATCCTGATATTGTATCTGGATGGAACATTAGATTTTTTGATTTTCCTTATCTTATAAATCGAATCAAGGTATTGCTTGGAACAAAAGCAGCAAAGAAATTGTCTCCTTGGGGCAAACTTAAGGATCGTCAAATTACACGCAACTCAGGCAAAGAAGAGCAAGTATATGATATTGTCGGTGTTTCAATGCTTGATTATTATGAAGTGTATCAAACATTTACATATGTAAATCAAGAATCATATGCATTGAACCATATTGCATATGTTGAACTAGGAGAACGAAAGTTATCTTATTCCGAATATGAAAACATTACAGAGTTTTATCGCAAAGACTTTCAAAAGTTTGTTGAGTATAACATCCGAGATGTTGAACTTGTTCAGAAACTTGAAGAAAAACTAAGACTCATTGAACTTGCAGTGGCACTTGCATATTCAGCAGGTGTTAATTTTAGTGATGTATTTTCTCAAGTTCGTACATGGGATGTGATTATCTACAAATATCTTAAAAATCGTGGAATAATGATTCCACCAAAGAGAAAAGGAAGAAAAGATGAGCAGTATGCTGGTGCTTATGTGAAAGAACCAGTTCCAGGAAAATATAATTGGGTTGTTAGTTTTGATTTAAATTCCCTATATCCACATCTTATCATGCAGTATAATATTTCTCCAGAGACTTTGACAGAAGATGGTCTTCGTGGAGTTGTAGCACCAGAAGGAGTTCTTAAAGGTGGAGAAGTCACAACAAAAGCATTAGAAAAATATAAATCAAAGAATCTCTCAGTTGCTGCAAATGGAACTACATACAGAAAAGATATTCGTGGATTCCTTCCAGAACTTATGGATAAGATGTATAAAGATCGTAAGATGTTTAAAAAGAAGATGATTGAATCTGAAAAGAATCTAGAAGACATTAACGCGGAAATGAAGAAAAGAGGTTTATTATGAGTGGATGTCCATTTAGCGGATTTTTTGCAAAACCAGATGAAATAAATGAAGAACAAAAGTTAGATGAAAAACGGATTATTGAAGTTCTGCATGTTCATCCATCGCAAGGAATACGATTAGAAAAAGCAAATAAAAAATTAAAATCAGAAAATGGATCAGATGAAAAATTATGGAACGATCAAGCATACAAATATTGTGGACCATTTACTTCAGCAAATTCTATTGGATGGTGGGTATATCCAGCACTTGATTTTGATGTCACATATCTGGGTGATAAAAAATTTGAATACACTTTTCATGAAAAATATTATGATGATGATGCATGTATCTTTAAAGAACTAAAAGATAAAGATAAAGATGCTAATGTGTTTAATTATGATCGACCACAATCAAAATATGATTTTGGACTTACTGAAATAAACATGTTGCAATTATGGACTGGTAGATCTTTTAGAACTCCAAAAAATTGGTGTTTATTTATAACAAATCCTATAAATTGTTATGAACACCATAATAGACCATGGCACATTCAAAGCGGATTCATAGAATCTGATTGGTTTCCAGGTGACATATGGACCAATATTTTATTTCACAGACCAAATGAAAAATTTGAATTTAGAAAAGATATGTGGCCACCTCTCGCTCAAATAATTCCAATGCATATACATTCTGTTCATGGGGATTGGGAATTAAAAGATACATATCCATCATTTGATAATGAACTTTATTTGCAAAGAAATAAATATTGGTATGAGAAATTTGTAGAAAAGGGAGAGAAGCAACCAAAACATTTTTATAAAGAACGAGCAAAAGTAAGATCTGATGGGAATCCTCTTGCAGAATGACTTATGTTATGGTATAATACACACATGGAAACGAGGAATGTGATTGACCACTACCATTATTGGAAGCATGAAGCAATTATTGCTGATCTTGATGCAAAGCGGAATAATTTTACCGTTATTTGCAGTAATCTATATAATGACTTCAATATTGCTACAGTTATTCGTAATGCGAATGCGTTTCTTGCTAAGAAGGTAGTCTTGTATGGTGCAAAGCAATACGACCGACGAGGAACAGTAGGTACGCATCATTACACACATTTCAAGCATACCAAGTCCCTATCTGAACTTGATGATGAAATCAAGTCTATACGGGATTCCAATGCCAATGTGAAGATCATTGGTATTGACAATATTCCTGGGGCAAGTCCAATCAATAATTATATTTGGGATTCACATACACATCATATTCTTGTCTTTGGACAAGAACAGGTTGGACTTCCCCAGGAACTCATTGACATTTGTGACGACATACTGTATATTAAGCAGTATGGAAGCGTGAGAAGTTTGAATGTGGGAACTGCAAGTGGTATTGCAATGTACGCACTCGCAAGTAATGTGTTTTAATACCCCGTGGTGAAACGGTATCACAGGAGACTTTGGATCTCTTTTTCCTAGTTCGAATCTAGGCGGGGTAGTTCGGGATTGTGGCGGAACAGGCAGACGCAACAGACTTAAAATCTGTCGGTCATTTGACCGTGTGGGTTCGATTCCCACCATTCCCATTATGTCAGAAGATCAATTAAATTTAGAACAAATCAAAAACGAATTACGAATTCCAACTTGGGATCATCCTAGTTGGCAGCGATTACATAATCGAATATATGTAAATAGAAGTGAAGTTGAATCTAGAGTTAGAGAGTTGGAATCTTATATTGAGCAATTAGTAAATGAAAATAATTTATTAAAACAAAAATTATTTACTGCAAATAGTGATATTGCTGCACTTGAATTTCAATTGCGCGGAAGATGACACCATAGTGGCGAAACTGGCGAAACGCAACGAATTTAAAATTCGTCACGGTTAAAGACACATTGTGGGTTCGAATCCCACCAATCCCATTAAAAAGGCAGTTCAGTTGGAAAAAAAATATGGAGTAAGTGACAATTGTATTAGAAAGTGGTTGCGTTTAGAATCCGAGTTTGGTATAATAAATACGCCAAAGTAGACCAACGGTAGAGTCGGTGATTTCAAAAATCATACAGTGTGGGTTCGATTCCCACCTTTGGTATTATGAATAAGAAACCTACAAAGCAAGAACTCATCGACCATGTTGAATCACTTGTTGCAAAGTGTGAGGAACTGACCCGTGAGCGTGATGAAGCACGGCGTGAGGTCTGTGGCTTTCATCATCTGACGGGATTCCTAGCAGGAGACTATGCCATCTCCCGTGGTTGGGATTGCTACGAGAATTATTCGGGAGAAGGATTTCCACAATCGGTCAAGGAATTCAAGGAGTTCCTAAAGGCTAGTTCAGAGGAAGATCTCAAAACTATTGAGCGACTTTGGGAAGAGAACAGGCAACTGAGGGAGAACAAGAATGACTGAAGCACAAAAGCAAAAAGAAATGAGCAATCTAAAGTTCCTCATCCATGTCGATTCTGACTATACAGGGGATGACGAGGAGGAGATCAGTAAGTTGTCTGAACTCTTCAAGCAGCAATGGGAAAGTGGAACAATCGTCATGCCAAAGTATGTGTGTCGCGTAGTGGTTCTCGACTACTATGGGGTAATGCGCTACGAATGGACTCGACCTTCTTGTATCGTCTTTAATTGTCCTGAGAAGAAGAAGGGATGGTTTTAATGTACGGAATTATCACAGAGACTAAACAATTTGTGATGGATAATATCAAGGACTCTTCGGGTGAAGCCCGCAAGGGTCTTTTGTTATTCAAGAAGAAAACAAATGCTGTTGCAGAAGCAGAACAGTTAAATGAACTTCGTAAGCGAATGAAAGCATCTCAATGCTATTCGGTGCAGAAAATAACTGCTGATGATGTTCCATCTTATGGTATTATTGTGGATGGGGTGTGGAAAGCAAAATTATAAATACAAGACAGGAGAGAAACTATGTCGTGTATTGGAAAATTTCTAACATTACAGAACCAACTTCGTATTCATCACTGGCAGACCCCATCCTACGCTGAACACAAGGCACTAGGAAAGGCATATGAGGCATTAGATCCTCTGATTGATACCTTTGTCGAGACATACATGGGTAAGTATGGAAAAGACACAGAACAGCACAGAACCATTGATTTGAAGGGTTATGAAACCGCACACCCAATGCCAGTCCTTAAATATTTTGAAGATTTTTTAATCAACGAACTCCCCATGGAACTTAAGGGAAATGATTCTGAACTTTTAAATATTCGTGACGAGATGGTTGGAATAATTAATCAAACCAAGTATCTATTGACATTACATTGATTAGAGCATTTGTAAATCAGTATTTTCATACATAACAGTATGAAAAAATACTTGATATACAAAACTATAAATTTGATTAATGGCAAATTTTATATAGGCGCACATGAAACTAAAAATATAAACGATTCTTATCTTGGAAGTGGAAAAGCGTTAAAACGAGCTATAGTAAAATACGGTAAAAATAATTTCAAAAAAGAAATAATAAAAGAATGCTCTTCCAGAGAACAAATGTATTTGGAGGAGCAAATTTTATTACAATCTTTTATCGGTGATAAAAATTGCTATAATTTAAAACATGGCGGTGTTGGTGGATGGGATTATGTCAATAGCAATGGATTATTAGTCGGAGACAATAATCCAATGAAAGATGAACTTATTAAAAATAAATGTATTGAGAATGCAACCAAAACAAAAAACAAAAATTTAGAAAAATATAAAACAATTGCTATTCTAAATTTAGAAAAAGCAATAAAAGCAAACACTGGAAAAAAGAAACCAGAACATTCTCAATTCATGACTGAGTGGGCAACTGATTATTGGAAAGAAAATAAAGAAAAACAAAGAGATGCACTGTCTTCCTGGTTTAAAGTAATAGATCCATTAGGAATTTGTTATGAAACCAATAGATTACAAGAATTCTGCTTGACTAAAGGAATTCCTTACACTACAATATGGAAAAGTAGTTTAAAAAATACTGCGATAAGTAAAGGAAAAGCAAAAGGTTGGTTATGTCAAAAGATTTAACAAAATTATCTACGGAGGAACTGCTATTGCTCCGTAAGCAGTGTGAATTGGATATTTCCAAGTATCACAACTTTCAGTTGGTTCGCAAGATCCAACTGAATTCTGCTTACGGCGCAATAGGTTAGGCAATCAATACTTTAGATATTATTCAACCGAACTCGCAGAGGCAATTACTCTGTCGGGTCAGTTGTCAATTCAATGGATTGGTCAGGAACTTAATAAGTATCTTAACAAAGCAGTAGGAACTAATGATGTTGATTATGTTATCGCATCAGATACAGACTCTGTTTATCTTTGTTTGAATGGTCTTGTTGAGAAGGTATATCCATCTGTTTCGATGTTTGATGGTGAAACAAAAGTATCAAAACCAGAAACAAAAACAATTGTTGATTTTTTGAACAAAGCAGCAGAGGAAATTATACTACCGTTCATTGATAAGAAGTTTAAAGAACTTGCAACAAAGATGAATGCATACGAAAACCGTATGCAGATGGGCAGAGAGGTCATTGCTGACCGTGGAATATGGACTGCAAAGAAAAGATACATGCTCAATGTGCTTGACTCTGAAGGCGTTCGTTATAATGAACCAAAACTCAAGATTAAGGGCATTGAAACAACACGCAGTTCAACTCCTGAGTTTGTTCGTAAACATTTGAAGACAGCAATCAATATCACCATGAATGGCACTGAGAGTGAACTGATTGATTTTGTTGAGAAGTGCAGGGAAGAATTCTATGCACTACCTCCAGATCAAATGGCATTTCCTCGCAGTGTTAATGGCATGAAGAAATATTTTGATGCTAATACAATATATAAGAAGTCAACACCCATTGCAGTCAAGGGTGCTTTGATCTACAATCATTATCTTGATAAACTTAAGTTGGGAAAGAAGTACAAGAAGATTGGAGAGGGGGATAAAATCAAATATCTTATTCTCAAGAAACCAAATCCTCTTGGTGGATCACGGGGAGAAGATCAGGTAATTTCTTTTCCAAATACTCTTCCCAAAGAATTTGATCTAAAAGATTATATTGATTCTAAAGTTCAATTTGAGAAATCTTTTATTGATCCTCTGACAACTATTCTAGATACTATTGGGTGGTCAACAGAGCGAAAGTCTACACTAGAAAACCTATTTGGTTGAAAGGAATATTATGAGTGATTTTTTATCGTCAATGGTTAAATCTTCTGGAAATAAATACGCATCGCTAGTAGCAGATGGGTTAGATGGATCAGATGTCAATGGATTCGTTAATACTGGTTGTTATATTTTTAATGGTCTATTATCTGCAAGCATTTATGGTGGTCTTCCCAACAATAAAATTCTTGCTCTTGCTGGAGAGTCTTCTACTGGTAAGACTTATTTTACTCTTGGTATTGTCTCTAAGTTTTTGACTGACAATCCTGATGCTGTCGTTCTTTATTTTGACTCAGAACAAGCAGTTACATCAGAGATGTTCAAGAAGCGTGGTATTGATCCAAAGCGTGTAGCAGTATTTCCCGTGGCGACAATTGAAGAGTTTCGTCATCAAGCAATTACAATTGTTGATAAGTATCTTGAACTTGCAGAGGAAGATCGTAAACCAACAATGATTGTTCTTGATTCTCTTGGTATGTTGTCAACATCTAAAGAGATGAATGATACTGCTGAAGGCAAGGAAACACGCGACATGACTCGCGCGCAAATTGTCAAGTCAACATTTCGTGTACTTACAGTTAAGTTGGGTATCGCAAAGATTCCAATGATTATGACTAATCACACTTATCAAGTCGTTGGTGCATATGTTCCAATGTCAGAGATGGGTGGTGGTACTGGTCTTAAGTATGCAGCATCAACTATTGTTTATCTTTCAAAGAAGAAGGATAAGAATGCTGATGGTGAAGTTATCGGTAATATTATTCATGCTAAACTATACAAGGGAAGATTTACTAAGGAAAATAGTATGGTAGATCTGCGCTTGAATTACGATAGCGGTCTTGATCCTTATTATGGTCTTGTAGATATTGCTGTTGAGAGTGGAATCTTTAAAAAGAATTCTACTCGTATTGAACTACCTGACGGATCAAAAGTGTTTGAAAAAACAATCTATGATAATCCTGAAAAATATTTCACAAAGGATGTCCTTGACCAGATTGAAAAGGCAGTGTACAATAAGTTTAGTTATGGTGGTGAACAAACACCAGAGGATGAAGAATGACAGACATCGAAAAACTGATACTTCACAATCTAATTAAAAACGAAACTTATTCTCGAAAAGCAACTCCCTTTATCAAAAGGGAGTATTTTCATGACAGAGCATTACGATTTGTTTTTGAAACCATTCATGATTTTATAATCAAGTATAATAATCTTCCAACAAAAGAAGCACTATATATTATACTTGACAAAAATAAAAGCATAACACAGGAGGAAATGAAGCGTGTCTCAACGATCATTGAAGAAATATCAAATCATAAAGAGACATGTGATAATGAATGGTTGCTCAATGAAACAGAAAATTTCTGTAAAGAAAAAGCAGTCTATAATGCAATTATGGAATCCATTCAAATTATTGATGGCAAGTCTCAACAAGCGCAAGGTTCAATTCCTGATATTTTATCAAAGGCACTTGCTGTCTCTTTTGATGTTCATATTGGTCATGATTACATAGAAGACTATGAAAAGCGTTTTGATTTTTATCATGCTGTAGAGAAGCGTATACCATTTGATCTTGATTTTTTCAATCAGATTACAAATGGTGGAACTCCTACTAAAACTTTAAATATTGTAATGGCAGGAACTGGTGTTGGTAAGTCTATGTTCCTTTGCCATCACGCAGCAAATTGTTTGAAACAAAATCAAAATGTTCTATACATTACTTGTGAGATGGCAGAAGAAAGAATTGCAGAAAGAATTGATGCAAATCTTCTTGATGTTACTCTTGATAATTTGCGACAACTGCCAAAGTCTGTATATGAAAAGAAGATGAATAATCTAAGTGCTGGTGTAAAGGGTAAACTTATTATTAAAGAGTATCCAACTGCGACAGCAAATGTTAATCATTTTAGATTTCTTCTAGATGAACTTGCACTTAAGCGTAAGTTTAAACCTGATATTATATTTGTTGATTATCTTAATATTTGTGCTTCCGCACGCTTAAAGAATGGAAATAATGTAAATTCATACATGTATGTCAAATCAATTGCAGAGGAACTTCGTGGTCTTGCAGTTGAATATGGCGTTCCTCTCTTTAGTGCCACACAGACAACACGATCAGGATATTCGAGCACCGATGTTGGTCTTGAAGATACATCAGAATCATTTGGTCTTCCTGCAACTGCTGATTTTATGTTTGCATTGATTACAACAGATGAACTTGCAGAACTTAATCAAATAATGGTAAAACAATTAAAAAACAGATATAACGATACAGCAGCAAATCGTAAATTTATTCTCGGAATTAATCGTGCAAAGATGAAAGTATTTGATGTTAAAAAAGAAGAAGCAGCAATTATTCCTGCTTCAAATAAACAAACATTACAGCAAACTTCACAAATTAAAACAACTACAAAAACAAGTGTTGATAACTGGAAATTTTAATGTCTTTGTATGTAGATAAAAAATATGTAAATTTGGTTTCTTCTTCTCTTGAAAAATTCAAGTGGAAAAAAGTAAATCTTGCTAATTGCAGATGTCCAATTTGTGGAGATTCCGAATTAAATAAAAATAAAGCAAGAGGATATTTTTTTAGCAATACCGATAGTTATTTTTATAAATGCCATAACTGTGGTGTATCTTATAATATTTATAAATTTTTAGAAATTGTTTCGCCAATGTTATTTAAAGAATATTGTCTGGAAACATTCAAAGAAAAAAACACTATAATTGAGGAAACAAATATAGAGGAATCCTATACTATAGTTTCTTCCAATCCTCCATATCAGATGATTGAAGAATTGCCACCAGATCATGTTGCAATTAAATTTCTTAAAGATAGAAAAATTCCAGAAGATAAATGGGATAAATTTGGGTTCACAAAACAGTTTGGTATTTTTGCTGAAAAATTTAATTCTGAATATAAAAATTTACTACAAGAAGATGAAAGAATAATCATTCCGATTTTTGATGAACACAATCAATGTATTGGCGTACAAGGAAGATCTGTGGGAAATATAAAACCAAAATATATAACCCTAAAGAAAACTGATAAAATAAAATTAACATATGGATTGGATACAATAGATAAAAGCAAACGCATATATGTT